CCGCAGCAGAAGCTTCTTCGGTGCTGGATTCCTCCGCACTGGATTCTGCAATGCTGGATTCCTCTGCCTGTGCAGAAGAATCAGAACTTTCATTTGTAGATGAGCCGCAGCCAGCAAAGCAGAGCACAGATGCGGCGGCGAGTGCAAGTGCTAAGAGCTTGAACTTCATGTAAATCCCTCCTAAAAGTTGATGTTTATGCTTATGCGTTCAGCGGTTTAATACCCTACTGCCTGTGCACCGTATTCAGCCTGCTCCTGTGTGAAGCCCTCATAGATAAGCTGGTCGATTAGCCCGTCACGGGAGAAAGAAGTAAGGTCGATATAGTTCTGTGCACATTTTGCCGCCTGTTCATTCCAGTCGGCTCCGCAGTTGTCAGCAGCGTAGGTTGCTTCTTCTACAGAATATTTTTCGTATTCCAGCTGGTCGATCAATCCGGTATAAGAAAATGCAGAAATGTTCAAATAGCTTTGTGCCGTTTTCAGTGCATTTTTCATGCCGATTGTGACATTGGGATCTTCTGTGGGAACGGGAGTTGTCGGTGCTTCGGTCGGTGCCTCTGTCGGTTCTGCTGTGACTGCCTCTGTTGCTTTTTCGGTTTCTTCCGTTGTGGTTGCTGTCGTAGTCACAGCAGGGGAAGAACTGGAATCGTCAGAAGAACTGCTGCCGCTGCCAGATGCGGCACCGATGATAAGCATCAGGGCAAAAAAGGCAGTGATGATGATTTTTACAGGCAGCTTCCATTCTTTCTTATTGCACCACATCAGTATCAGACCAACGGGCCACACCAGAATGAGCATCAGCACAACAAACCAAGTTTGCTTGCTAAGCGGTTCTTTCTTCGGCGGCTGCGGATACTGCTGGTACTGTTGGTACTGCGGTGCAGCATTCTGATATGTGTTGTTGGGCTGCTGCGGGGTCGGCGGAACTGGCTGCTGTGCAGACTGTGCGGTGGTCGGCTGTTCAGCACCGTCCAACGGAAGCTTTGTGCCGCACAGGCTACAGAATTTTGTTCCGGCAGCGTTTTCACTGCCACATGACGGACATTTCATAGTGGTACATCCTCCTAAAAAATTGATATTTTTATTATACCATATTCATTTGTAAAATGCAAGTATTCGACAGGATTCGACAAAAATGTAATTAAATTGTAATGAAGCCGCGTTTCCACGTCCCGAGCATGACGCAAAACCGCTTGCCAACATCTTCAATCTTCAATCGCCATTGTGGCGAATACCTCCTTTCATTTCCATGCGGCGGACTGGTACACCCGCCGCAGACGGAGCGACGAGTACGATTCGGGTGCAACTCCCGAACGCTCCACAGTTTCAAAAAGTGAGGTGATACTTATGACAGCAACCAGAGTAGCACAGCAGCTGATCCACGCGGCACTGGACGTGGTGGCACCGCTGGAACGGTTCAGTTATCTGTCCGGCGTTCTCGACGGCTATAAGCTTGCCAGAGAGGAAGTCGAGGGGCAGCAGTTTCGGGTGCAGAACAAGAACGATGTGCAGGAGCACAGCAGAGAGTGAACAGAAAGGAAGATAAAACATGACCGAACTCATCAAAGTCAACTACGACAACGCAGACCGCCCGACAGTATCGGGACGGGAACTGCACGAAGCACTGGGCGTGGAAACGCCCTATACAACATGGGTAAAGCGTATGTGCGAGTACGGCTTTTCCGAGAACGTTGACTTTGCAACTTGCTTTCCAAATTTGGAAAGCGAAAATCAGCACGGCGGGCAGAACAAGATTGACCACCAGCTGACAATCCCCATGGCAAAGGAACTCTGTATGCTCCAGCGGACAGACAAGGGCAAGCAGATGCGGCAGTACTTCATTGCCGTGGAGGAACAGTGGAACAGCCCTGATGCGATCATGGCAAGAGCCTTGCAGCTGTCGAACGCCAAGCTGAAAGAGATGCAGATCACGGTTTCCACACTGACGGTGGAAAACCAGATCATGAAGCCGAAAGCGGAGTACTTCGACGAACTGGTTGACCGGAATCTGCTGACCGGCATTCGGGAAACCGCCGGAGAACTGGGCGTAAAGCAGAACCAGTTCGTGGCGTTCCTGCTGGAAAAGAAGTACATGTACCGCGACAAGAAAGGCAAGCTGACTGCCTATGCAAAGCCACTCTCAGACGGCTTGTTCGAGCGGAAAGAGTGCATGAACGAGAAAACCCAGTGGAAAGGCACGCAGGATCTCGTCACACCAAAGGGCAGAGAAACGTTCCGGCTGCTGATGGTCGGAGCGTGACAACAGACAAGCCGGCACTCGCATAAACTGTACAGAAAGGAGCGTGCAGCATGAGTACAAGCAAACTGATTCGAGAAGAAACCGGCGAGATCGTCCCGTGGGACAGCCTGACCAAACAGGAAAAGCTGGACCTTTGGGACAACGTGTGGTCTAAGCGTATTGCGAGAGTTGTTGCAGAGTACATCCACAACCACCCGGAGGAACGGAAACAGGTCATTGATGCCCTGGACTGGGCACGGGAGCACCCGTGGAAATCCGGCGAAGATGCCGCAGAAACCGAAACCGAATAATCACCCGCCGCAAAAGCGGCAGAAAGGACAAGCCCCATGCAACAGAAAGAGCCGGCGTGCTGCCGGAATTGCCGGTACTTCTGCCGGTGCTTGGAACGCAGCCGGAATATGGTTTGCACCAGCTGGCAGAAGTATACATATCAAAAACCTGAAAGGAAGTATCATCATGGAAGAAAAGAAGAAACACATTGAGATCATCATCGACATTAACGCCGCTGCACACACAAGAGAAGTACAGATTAAGGCAAAAAATGTGTCCTTAAAAGATCTGGTCAGCAACTATGTTAAAGCTGCAAAGGACGTTGCTGAAGTAGTCGAGGACAACAGCAAGACCAGTAAGAAACTTACATTACAGGCAATGGCAGCAAGTCTGGTTGCAATTGCTGATATGTCAGACAAGGAGGAAACCTAAACGCTGCAATCCGAATTTGACCGCCTGACCAGCCGCCCGTACACAGAGGCGGAGTTTTCCGAGATCCACTACATCTACTGCTACCACCCGGCAGTCCGGAGCAAGAAGGACATCGCCGACCTATGGACCATCGGCGGCATCTGCCTTATCAAGGACATGTGGCCCACCGCCAGACGTGTGGAAGAAGCAGAGCACAAGCGGAACGCCGCCAGAACGGCATACGAGCACGCCAGAGATGCGTATGACGAGTTGCTGCGGGAACTGACGAAGTAACACAAGGAGGACTGACATATGACGATCAAGCAAAAGCACATCAACGCCAACGGCGACACAGAGTACACCGTAGAGCATCGCCCGTCGCTGCAGTGCTGCGGGGCGTACAAGAACGAGCACGGCGATCTGGAACTGACAATGCACTGGCAGGACGTGCTGTTCCTGCCGATCGGAGGCAACCATGGCAAGACCAACCACTGAGAAGATCTGCATCACGTGCGGCAAGCCGTTTCTGCCCACCGGCGGACGGCAAAAGCGGTGTCCGGACTGCAAAGGCAACAAGCCCAGAGCAGGACGGAACACGCTGACCGCAGCTGCACAGGCAGCCGCAGAACTGGGGATTTCCTACGGGAAGTACATGACGATGAGCATCGAAGAACGCAGCAGAGCCAAGGAGGAAAAGACAATGGCAGAACAGGAAAAGCAGACCGCAGAAGTGACCGCAGAGCCGGAGCAGGCACAGGACACGCTACAGGAGTACATCCGCTATCTGAATCAGCAGGGAACGGAGCTGACCGCCCGTCTGAAGCATATCCGCATCGCGCTGGAAGAAGCTGCGGCGTATGACGGCGTGCGGCACAGCGGATGGCGGCAGCACAAAGAAAACCCCTGCACCGGCGGCAACCGGTAACGGGGGCATGGGTAAAAAATAACCATACTTATCATACCACGAACGGAGGAATTTGTCAAATGAAAACCGAGAAAACTGTAACCTGCCACTCAGACTCATACGTCTACGCGACAGCGATCGAGAGTATCCGGCACGACGACACGCTGGACAAGGTGACGATGCGGGACATTCTGCGGCGGCTGATCGCTGACTTCGACAAAGCAGTCATAGCTGACAAGGAAAAAGCTGTATTCGAGGAGGCATGCAAGCGTGGCTGAGAAACACATCGGACAGACGAACGGGGCGTTTACCATCTGCTATCCCTGCGGCAGGCTGACGCTCTGTCTGGAAACGTTCTTTCCGGTAACGCAGAAGAAGGCTCGGCAGCTGTTTCGCCTTATGAAAGAGAACAGCGAGGAAATCGAAGTGCAGGAGCTGCTTGTGTACTTACACAGACGGGCAGAACGCCTGCCGCCAGAATCCGCCAGAACAGCGGAACGCTGCCGGAAGAATGCCGCTCTTTTGTCTAAGATCACAGGTGTATCTATGAAAGACGGTGATGCTTTTGGGCTTTCCTTGGGAAACTAGTGTCCCTATACGCTGTCCTTACTGCGGCAGCATCGAGAACGACGGCCACACCTGTAAATGGTGTTGCAATATAATCAATTTTACGGAGGTAAAACATCATGGAAATCACAATGACACTGACAGTCACACCGGAACAGGCGGCGGCGATCGCCGGTCTGCTGGCGGGCAGCAAGCCCCTGAATCCGTCGGCACCGCCCTTGCAGTCTGAACCGCTGCCGACAGCATCTTCGCAGCCTGCTCCGGTCGCAGCTCCGCAGCCTGCGGCCGTACCGGCTCCGACAGCCGTTCCCGTTAACATTGCGGTGCCGGTACAGCAGGAACCGTTGCCGACCGGCATTCCCACACAGGTGCGTGCCTACAGCGTAAACGATCTTGCAATCGCCTGCCGTCCTCTGATGGAAGCAGGCAAGCAGCCGGAGCTGCAGGCACTGCTGG